ACTGCATCAAGTAGTGGTTCTTATACTGCGATGCACAATACTACCTCAACTTTAAAAATTGGTATAAGAAAATTTGATGATAGTTTTGGAAATGGCTTGATTGATGAATTAAGAATTTATAACAAAGAACTATCATTAGCTGAAATTCAGAAAAACTATAAACACCAAAAAGGTAAACACAAAAATGACTAATACATATTTAATATTAACCAAAGCAGTATACGAAGGTAAACTGCCAAGTAAACTAAAAACTGCTGATAGATTGTCTTGGAATGAGTATACATATAAAGATGTAGAAAAGACAGGTAAGAGAATGGTAGACAAATACGATTACTACCCATCAGATGATAACACAAAAGCTGAAATAAAAGCGTATATGGACGATTGTAGCGTAGATTATTTATCAAGCGATACCAAAGCTGAGTTACTTGAAAAACTCAACGCACAGCCTCATTCTGTACCACAAGTAGAAGAAGAGTACACATATACAGAGCAGGAAGTAGATACCACTACATTACAAGACCCAACATGGGAAGAATGTGCATTTAAGTATGGAAAGTTAGGTGCACCAAGATGGAATAGTGATAACACAAAAGTATGTGTTAAATATGAATTACCTATAGCAGATGGTACACACGCTGAAGTAATAGCAGTTAGTGGTATTACTGCCTTATCACATAGTGAAGCTATAGAAGAAATGAAAAAGGATGAATGGTCAAGTGAATGAGGATTGGAAAGATTATCTTAGTATAATATTATTCTTAATAGTTATACTTGGGGGGCTAATAATTCTTGGTAGTTGTGATAGTGGTTGGTCTGTTGCTGGTTATGAGGTATGAGTAATGTCAAACCTAAAACGGCAAGGAGCTATCGTGGAGCTATGGTCGATGACAACGCTATTATATCTATTAATATTAAGTGGCTTATTCAAGCAGTTGTGGTTATCGCTGGACTTGTTTATTCGTACTTACAAATTGAGAATAGAATTAAAGAACTTGAGCGAAGAGTGGAGCTCGCTGATAATAACATTGAAGAACTTGTCAATAAGCATATAGCAGAAGAAGAAGTAAAAATAAGTAAAATGCAAGAACAATTAGAATGGTACGAAACAGAATTAAATTTAAACCCTTTAAGTTGGGGAAAGAAAAAAAGGAAAAGAAAATAATCTTAACTGAAGATGATTTTCATCATAGCTATTTTATAAATCGTGAAGTGCGGAGAAAAAAATAATGGAATTCATGGAAGTGTACGCAGAAGGGGGTATGATAGGTGTCGCAGGGCTTTTGCTAGTGTATATGGTATTCTCTATGAACAAAAGAGGGTCGGAGCAGGCAGAAAGTTTGCAAGACCTAAAAACAGAGAATAGAGGTCAAAGTGAAACACTTGAAAACATGGAAGGTATGGTTATTAAGCTTATTAACCGTTGGAATCAAAGTGACGACAAGCTTGACAGAAAGTTTGATTCAATTACGAAGGAAATTAATGATTTGGACAATCAAATATCGGAAATAAAAGGTGTTATTAGTAGATTAAACGGAAAACATTAGAATTTATTATGCCAAAAAAGAAATCATCTGGTAGAAAAAAAGACCCAAGACTAGCTAGAGCAGGGGTATCTGCATATAATAAACCCAAGAGAACTCCCGGACATCCTAAAAAATCACACATAGTTGTTGCTAAAGTAGGTGACAAGGTTAAAACAATTCGCTTTGGACAGCAAGGTGTAAAGACTAATCAGACAGCAGGGCAACGCAAGGCATTTAAGAGTCGCCATGCAAAAAATATAGCTAAAGGCAAGATGAGTGCCGCTTACTGGGCAAATCGAGTTAAGTGGAGTCCTAGTAAAACTAAATCTAAATCTATGAAATGGAAGAAAGGTAGTTAAATGAATAAGAAAGTAAAAGCACCTAACGGTTATCATTGGATGAAAGCTGGTAAAGGTTTTAAGTTAATGAAGAATCCTAAAGGTGGATATAAGCCACACAGGGGTGCTAGTTTAATGGCATCATTTAAAGTTCAAATGACACACAAGAAAAAGTAATGGCTAAGAGAGTAAGTTGGATGTGGGGCGGTAAGAAATATTACGGCACACTAATAAGAGAAACTAAAACACATAAGTTTGCTAGAACAAAAAATGGTAAAGTAAAAAAGATAAAAAAGTAATGGCTAGAAAGTTTAAAAAAGTACCTAAGACAAAACGTGGAGTTCCTAAGAAATATGTAAAAGGTTCTAAAAATAAACGTAAATCTGAATCTGAAATAATTAAAACTAGAAAACTATATAAAGCTGGTAAATTAACGCCAGCTATGATGGACAAAATATCAAAGCAAAGGAGTAAAAGTGCCAAGAAAAAAAGTCGCAAAAAGAAAACCAGCCGCAAAAAAGTCAGGCGGAGGTAAAGCTTCTGTAGTAGCTAAGTATTCTAAAAGTTCTGGAATATCAAAGTCTACATTATCAAAGGTATATCAACGTGGTTTAGGTGCTTACTATTCAAGTGGTTCTAGACCGGGAGTATCTGCTCATCAATGGGCGGCAGGTCGTGTACGTAGTTTTGCAACAGGTAAAGGTGGAGCTAGAAAAGCAGATAAAGATTTGATAAGAGGTGGTAAGAAAAAAACTACTAGACGAAAAACTACTAGAAGAAAAAAGAAGTGAAACTAAACACTAATATATCATTAGAAAACATTATAACAATAATAGCTATGATTTGTTCTATTACTCTTGCTTTTGGCTTTATGCAATACGATATTAATTTACTAAAAAAAGAATTAGAGTTAAAAGCAGATGAAAGGCAAATTGTAGCTGATAGAGAATTGATAGCTTATAAGCTTGATGTAATAATGCAAGATATTGAAGAAATAAAACAAACCTTAAAGGAGAATAAATAATGGATTTTAAAAAAATTATGCTAGCAGTAGCTGAACAGCAAGCTGACCAATTTAAAGAAAAAGCAGTAGAGTGGGTTCAATCTGAAGAGTTTCAAGATGAACTTGCTACTAAAATAAATAAAAAAATTGATATACCATTTGTATCAGAAGATAAAGAACAAATATTTTTTGAAAAATGTGTAGATTTAGTTGCTGATGTTATTGAAGGATTATTTAAAGGTAAATAATGCCTAAACAAAAATACATAATTAGAGATTTCTCTGGGGGCATGAATACTAAACGTGACCCTAGAGATATATCTCAAAACGAATCTAGTTTACTTGTAAATTTTTCTATTGATGCTATTGGTAAACTTAAAACTGCTGGTGGATTTTATAATCATATAGAATCAAATGATGGTTCTACTGATTTAACAAGATATATATCAAATTGTGATGTTGGTAACATAACAGATAGTACTGATTCTACAATATCTGGTGCAGGTTTTGGTGCTTTTTATTTTGAATCAGACCATGGATTAAGTAATACTAATACAATAACAGATACAAAACATCCGGGAACTAGTAATGATTTAGTTATTGGTGCTAGCAATGGCAATATACAATTTAATCAAACTTCTACAACAGTTGATATTGCCGCTGATATACCTACTTATAATACTGAATAGTTATGTCTGCACCTCAACAACAATACATGAAACTAGTAGGTGGAAGTAGTGCATCTAATAGTACAATACATACTAGTAAACTTATAAAAGTTGGTGATACAATAAAGATTTCAGGCACTGCTAGTAATAATGGAATATTTACAGTATCTAATGTTGTTAGTACAGGTGGAGATGTTTACTTTGTATTAAAGGGTAACACTATTACTAGTGAAACTACTGCAAGTTCTGGAACAAATCCAAAAATAGAAGTCATTAGAGCTACTGGAGATAAAATGCTTGCTATGGCAAATTCAGGATTAGTAGGTCAAGTTGCTGTTTGGTCTGATAACAATACTACTAGTCCGAGTAGTAATAATAACGGTTGGACAGCAAATGCTATTACTCCATTTTTAGGGACAGATTCTAATCTTCCAACTAAATATGTGTATTTTTTTGTTGATGAGGTATTGCGTGTTTGTAATATAAATGAACAAGCTCCGTCATTAATTAAATGGTTTGGATTTATTCAACGTGACCAATTTGGTAATTCTAATAATAACAGTTTAACTGCAAAATTTTCAGAATGGCAAGAACATCCTAATAAATTATCTCCTCCTCGTGTAACAGGTAAATACACTATTGCTTATGGTAATACTAATTTTACTGCAAACACTGTTGGTAATTACTATTTAAATCCTAGTAGTACTAATATTAGAGGAGTTAGGCTACCAAAAAGAGATAGTACTAGTAATTTAAGACTTAAAGATGCTCACAATTCTACTACTACTGCTTTTACTTTTGAAAATAGTGCTCCAGCTGACAGATTAGACCAAGCATCAACTGGAGAAGTCATAACAATAGGTGATGGTTCAGAGAGTTTAAGTTCACAATTAGTTGCTTCTCCAGTTGAATATTTATTTTGTAAAAAAGAATCAACAGGCTCTACTATAACATATGAAAGAAATTATGGTGGTGTATTAGTAGGCACTGCTCCGGGTTCTTATAGTGATGGAGATACACCTGTAATAGAAAGAGGTGTTGGTTGGAATATTGCTGTTATGGATGGTACATCTGATGGAGGTTGGCTACCAGATACATATGAATTTTATCAAACATTTATATACGATGATAATCAGGAATCATTACCAGTTAGGATGGGAAATGGTGCGGCTACTATTGATACATTTAACCACACAACAGCAGGAGGTAAATCATTGCGTGTTGCTGTGTATGCTGATATAGTATATAATGGTAGAATATCTGGCGGTAGAATATATATAAGACCTGCTGAGTCTGACGATGAACTTACATTACTGTTAGATATAGATATAGTACAAGGTGTTAGAAGTTCTCTTTTAGGTGAGTTTAACACTTGGGTTTATTCAAGTAGTGGAATGGGATTTGAGGTTATACCAGATGCTATTGGTAATTGCAGAGAACCAAACATAGATACATATACAACTATAAATGGATTTTCTAATCAAACAAAATTTATATCTATTGGTAAGAAAAACGAAATGTATAAAGATGTAGTGGTTGCTAACAGAAGAGCTTTTATAGTAAATGTTAGAACATCTGGTTATACAGGAGAGCTTGAAAAGTATGGCGACAGATTAATGTATAGTGAGATAAATAGATTTGATACGTTTTTAGAAGGTAATTTTATTGATGTATCTAAAGGTGATTATGGAGAGTATGTAGCAATAAAAACATTTGCTGACAGACTTCTTGCTTATAAACACAATCTTGTACATATAATAAATATAGCTAGTCCTAACCCTGCTAATTGGTATTTAGAAGATACAATTAGATATGGTGGTATAAATTTTAAATATAGTGCTACAAATACTAAATATGGAATAGCGTGGGTATCTGACACAGGATGCTATTTGTATGATGGTAATAAAATTACAAATTTAATTGAAAGAAAATTAGGTGTTAATGAAGTAACAAACGCAGAAAGTGATGCAGGAACAATATTTAAATGGTCTGATTTTGTTAATGGTAGTGCACATTTAAAAGATGCTATGATTGGTTATGACTCAATGAGTAATGCGTTAATTATAATTAGAAGTCCATCTGATGGTACTACTAATAGTGATAATGCTTTTATATTTGATTTTAATACTGGTGGCTGGGCACTTCATAATAGTATTATAACTGATAGTAATCAAACTTCAAATTTTTTTCAAGATTGGCATAATAATTTATGTGTTGGTGTAGCTAATGGTGATGATGTAAATTGGAAAAAATACCTTCCAGTACCATTAGCAACTACTGGGCAAAAATTATATACAAAAGATATAGATTTTGGAGACCCATCTACTAATAAAAAAATATATGCAGTTACATTAACTTATAAATCATCTGTTGGTCAGGCAAACGCATTAAAGTTTGCTATTAATGGTAAACAAAGTTTTAATTCTTTTGCTACAAAAACTATGAGTGCAACAACTGATTATGATGTTGTTACATTTAAAGCAACAAACCCTATTTCTTGTGGAAGTATACAATTTTTATTAGAGTTACCTAGTTCTGGTACATTTGAATTAAATGAAATGTCTATAGAATATAGAGTTATAAGAATAAAAACAATACCTGATGGCTAGTAGAGATATACGTAGAATAATAAATACTAAACAAGATTCATTAGAATCTACAGGTAATTTATCTATAAATAGTATGGCAGATGGGCAGGTATCTATAGGTAAATCAACAAATGAATTATTATCTATACGTAAGAAAAAATATGGAAGAATATATAAAAGCTATATGTCTTCTAATGGTAATGATGTAGTAGATAAAAATCTTACAGTGGGCGGTAATTTAGATGTTAAAGGTCATATAGTTGGTAGTCAATTTATATTAATATGTCATAACTTTACTGATACTATTGGCACGTCAGAGGTGTTTTTACCTTGGTTTGGAATAAGTGAAGCCGCTAATCTTTCTGGAGTTTCATCATCTTTTTTAACACCATATGAAATGACACTAAAAAAATTAATGATACGATTTAGTACTATAACTGATGGTAATTATGATGTCACATTTAGATTGAAAAAAATGGATAACGGAGATAGTACTGTAGATACTGTAGCTACAGCATCTTTATCATCTTTAGCTTTAGCATCAAGAACATTAATAAATATTGATAGGTCACATTTTGATAATAATCCAAAGTTTGGAATAGGTGATAATGCTGGTATTAGTATTCAGTCTGCTTCAACATTTAAAAGCTCTGATGTTACATTTACA